CTCTTTGAGGGTCTTAATCTCAGCCTGTGCTGTTTCAAGCTGTGCTTTAAGGTCTTTAACGACCTGACTCTCACCATTGTTAGCTTTAAGCTCATCAAGTTCTTTCTGAGCAGTAGCCAACTTCATAAGATTGTCATTGTTGGTCTGCACGAGTGCCTTGTTCTCGTCCTCCAACTTTTTAATGCGAGGATAAAGTTTCTCTTTCTCCTCCTTACGGGCATTTGCAATCAAAGTCTCGAAGTTAATCTGTGGGGAATTATCTCCGCTACCTCCATTGTCTCCTGCACCGTTGTCTCCCTCATCAGCAAAAGCTCTTAAAAGGAGACCTCTGTAAAGACCTCTCTGCTTGCTTAAATCGGTAGACTGTTTTGCGATAAAACCACTTTTTGTAAACATTGCGTTCAACCTCCATTTTGTTTTTGGTATTATCATTATATCACCACTTTGAAAATAAATCAAGTGGTTTCATACAATAAATTATGAAAAGTAGAAAAGTTACTTATTCTGCTCCTCCATTTTGACCTGTAGTCTCTACTCTGACTTGCTCAATAGAGGTCTGACCGTTAGTCATACCACTGTTTAACTGAGCGTCATTGGGGTAGTGTCTCGGGTCATTGGGGTCAGAGTGACCATAGAAACAGGGGTTCTTTTCTAAGTCTGTGTCAATCTCAGTTAAAAGAGTATCAATATTTTCTTTGCCTACTCTCTTAGCCGCATTTTTACGAGACTCAATACCCATTTTCATTTCTTGCTGAATTTGCTGTAACTCTAACAGCATATCCTTCGGTAAGGTATCAGGAATAGAACACTCATTGTAGTAGAAATCCCTGTTAGTGACATCAGCAGGTTTTGTGATAAGTCCTTCCAATAAAGACACTAAAAGGACTAACTTATTCACTTCTTCAAGACCGTTCTCGGTGTTCATTCTCTTCACCCTCGTCTTTTCAATAAGGGGTAAATTGATATACTGTAGAGCAACACCACTTGTGTTACTAATTGCTTGTGCTCCACCTAATACGGTCTCAGGCACACCACCTACTTCACACATCTGAAGCTTCAGATTTGCAATATGGGACTGACTTGCTCCTAAGTCACCTTTTAATTCAAGGTTCTCAACACGAGCGTCTTTTGCAAGACCACCCCACATCTTATTAGCACCTTTTTCAAGATTACCAACCTTAGCACCGTATACAATAGTAATCGGGGCGGCGTGATAGTCAATAATCTCCGATACATTAGACTCTTTAAGATTTAACTCCACATTAAGAGGAATGATGTCATCGAGGTCACTGAAGCCCTCATTTCTTCCTGCAATAGTTAAATTCTTAATAAGGACAAAGGGAATAATTCCGTACTTATTCGGGAACTTCTCTTCTTTACCGTCATCTATGACTACGCACTCGTCATCAGTCCAAATCTGTTTATAAAGAACTTGCTTCTTAGTACTTCTGCCTAAGATACCTGTACGCACGATTTTCTCATAAGAGTACATAATTGTGACCCTTGTAAGACGGTCTCTGTCGTGAGGGTCAAACTCAGGGAATATCACACTTGACGGAATGAGCATAATTCTAACTCGTCCTTGTGGGTACTCATTGTAGGGGTCTCTCAACTCTGAGGGCTTAAAGTAGCGTACTTGTAACCACGCTTCACCTGTTACAGACTTCATCTGACCTAAATCAGTAGTAAGCTTGTATTGGTCGTTGTCTTCCCACACATCTTCAAGATACTCAAAAGCTGTTCTTCCGTCAGGGGTAATAGTAGCTTTCTCCATAGCTTTATGTGTAGACATAGTAAAAGACTTACCTAACTCAAATGCAACAAACTTATTTACAAAAGTTCGGCAGTAGTTAATAGTAAGTTCAGGGGTGTCCTGTTCGGGCATTTCTTCCCAATGGTAGCCCTCATAGAAGTTCCACGCTCTCTTCATTCTCTTCAAGCGTTCTATTTGCTTATTATCAAGCTCACCTTGAACTCCTATAAGGCTCGTATTAAAATAATCGTCAAAGTCTCTGCGTCTTTCAAAACCAATCATTTACATTACCTCCTTCTACTTGTTAATCTATTTCTTCTGCTATAATACCGCTTTTCGTTATTCGACTTCTCTGTAAATTTGTTTCTGTTGGTCTCTGTGTTATTTACTTCCCCGGCAAAACTGCAACCCCAAACAGCTAAAGCCCACGAGTCAGGGTAGTCATCGTGTGCCCCTCTTTCTTCAGGGTGACATACAACAAGGTTAGTGCCACTATAGCCTTTCTGTAAATCCCCTAACTGCTGTAAGAAGTCATTATATTCTTTAGTAGCACGAGTCTTGTCCCCTGCACAGACTCTTGCTCTACCTGCCGCAATTTCTTTTTCAAGGTGCTTATATAACTCCGACTTAGATTTAGTTGTAAAGATATAAGGAATAACCTCACACTTCAAATTAGCTCTAAGTCTATGAGAAATAGAAGCTTCCCTTGTTGCGTCACATACTACTCGAACAACCCAAAACATAGATAAATAATCTACAATTAAAGGGTACTGCTCCTCATAGTCAGGCTCATTACTTATGCACAGCCAATCTTTTATATAAGTATTATAAGCCATATAGGTCACTTCTTCGCCTGTTTCATCATCAATTCGAGTCTCCATAATAACAGGCATATTCCAATCGACTTCACACATCGTAACTACAGTACTGTCATTCTTACCGCCAATATCAATACCTGCAATGTGAGTAGCTTGTCGGTCAGACATAACTCTTTCAAGACTTGTTTCTCCGTTTGCTTCTTCAAACTTGACTATATCAACGAACATACCACGCTCGATTATCCATTCAAGCTTGTAAGACATACGGAACTCATCAGAGTTTTCGCCAAGTCTCTTCTTTTCGCCCTCAACATACTTAGCGTACTTAGGGTTATACTTAGAAGCCACCGTATAGTCATACTCAAAATGGTTTCTAATATGAGAAGCCCTCATCTCAATCTCTCGTTTATTTCTCTGTATAGCGTCATAGAAATCGCCCTTAAAAGTCGTTGCTGTACCTATCTTAATGATAGAAGCATTGTAAGCCGCACCCATAGGGTGAATAGACTTTCTAATCTTAAAGTTACTGATGTCCTGACACTCTTCACAGATAATAAGCTTAAAGGACTCACCCTCGATATTACTACCGTCACTCGCTGAAATAGCTGTGGCAAAAGAACCATTCGTAAGAGCAACGGTCTGTCCGTTAGAGGTGCTAAACTCTAATCGGAACTCAGGGTCACTAAGTACCTCAATAGCGGTTTTACACTGCAATCGTGCTTTTAGTCTTCCGTAAGTTATCTGTGCTTGTCGTTGTGACGGAGCAAATATACCAACCCACAAACCGTCCTTAAACATTGTGAGTCTCGGGTCATCTGCAAACATCGGCATATTTGCAAGGACAGGAAGAATAATCATCATACCGCCGACTGTGATAGCGATAGTCTCTGATTTTCCTGACTGACGAGCAAATAGAGCTGTTATCTCAGCACCGTCATTCATCAACACGGAACGAATAACACGCTTTGAAAACTGCTCCTGATACGGAAACATTGTTCGTCCTGAGTATAACTCACAGAAGTTAAAAATGCGATTTACTAATTCAGTGGTAGGGACTCTCCCTGCGTCAGCTTTTCTTACAAAAAGGTCTTTTACATAACTCCATAACAACAATAATAGCAACTTTATATCCAACAGTAAACCACTAAAACTCAAACGCAATTACCTCCTTTATATAAAAATAAGGGTACAGACTCAAACAGTCTGTACCCTTATTATACACTAATTTTTATGAAAAGTAAAGTACTTTCAAGTATTTCAGTCCGAAATGTGGTCTTTATAAGTACACTCGGTAGGAGCTTTATCCTCTCTTATACGCAAGAAACGAGGGTGTCTGAGCTTTCCTGTGTCTTTGAATATCTCATTTGCTTTGACTTCAATGACTTTTCCAATCCACGATTTTGGGTCTTCACTGAACATCTTTCGAGTCTCTTCATCAAAGCCACTACACTCACCTACTTCAAGGACAAGTACATCATCTCCTTCAAGTATCATCTCCTCAATATTAAATTTCTTGTTCTTGGGGAGCTTCATCATCTCTTCAGGAGTGATTGTAACACCGAAACGGATAGTCCCTACCCACCCATAACAGTAAAACTTAGAGACAGGTCTGCACTCTTCAGGATACCAATTCTTCGCAAACTGCTTACGCTGTTCAGGAGTATACCCTGACAGGTCTACAAGGTCTCGCTCAGTAGTCTCCCAATAGTCCCACTTATCTACAGTCGGGAACTTACCCTTATACTCATCAGTCGGGTCTTCAAACCCCATAATGACTACTTCTCGGGTTAAATACTTCTTTATCTTCTGATACTCTCGCCCACGCTTATGAAAATACTTTCCGTCATTGGGCTTTATCATAACACCCTCACCACCTGTAGCTACGATATACTCATAAAAAGCTCGGGGAGACAAATGCACTCTTCCTGTGTCTTCTTTATACTCAGCATACAAATGAGGGTAAGACTCGGCTCTGCCGGACTCTTCAAGACTTCTGCTTATTGTATAAGGAGTACCGTGAGTATCGTGATAAGGAGTGGTATCAATAAGACCTCCACAGGTCTGAGAGTCTACATACTTTACATACTCACTATTGAGTTTATCCACCACAATCTTCAGGTACACTTTTCTACGACTTAACGGCATTTTTCTGAGGTCAATACCCTTAAAGAAAAGAATATCGAAAGCGTGGAAAACAATATACCCAAGTTCTAACTGACGGTCAATAGCTTTATCCCACTTACAATTCAAAGTACTTGACACATCTTTGAAAGGTCTATGAGGAATAAACATCTCTCCGTCAAGTATTGTTCCTGCAAGCTCAGGAACATTAAGCCCTCGCAACTGAGGTAAAGAGTCTGTATTCTCACAATACCATTTTGTCTTCTCACTTACTCTACGACTAAAGCAACGAGTATACCCTTTCTGTGGATAGTACTCTCCCGACTCAATCATCTGAGCAATTCTATCGGCAATATTTGACCAAGTATACAACTTATGCTGTCCGTTATCATACTCAATCTCATACCCTTTAGCATTGAACATAATATGTCCTTTGGTCTTATCAGGGTACAGAGCAGTTCCTCCACCAATTCCGTACTCTTTCTTCAAGAACTCAACTCTCTCCGAAACGGAACTATGTGAGATAAAGAACTCATAAATACGATGATAACCTCCGTGAGTATTACTGCCCGACTGAAGAGTGCTTCTAAGTAAGTATTCTTCTCGGCTCAGGTCTCTCTTAGACACCTTGTTAGGAGCTAAGAAATAAAGTAAAGCACGAGTTCCGTCAAATTTCTCTTCGACTACATAAGAGCTATCGTTCAGAAAAGCGTCCTGCTGTTCTTCAGTCTCAATCTCTTTTGCAGTCATTGGAGCATACCCTTTTAAGCCCACACGCTCATACATATCTGCTGAGGTGTAATGCTCAAAATGTGGAATAAAAATATGCTCCAAGTCTGTATCATAAAAGGAAGAGTCTTTTTTAACTATCTGCATTGCTATCCTCCTCAGCATTTAGGGCTTTCACTGCTCCACTTGTTTTGACGGTACGAGTCACAAGCAACTCTTCAAGCCACTTAGCTGTTGCTTCATATAACTTCCCATTCTTAGGGTCTGCGGACATTCTCTTGTAATAAGAAATTGCCCTCTCCAAAGTGATAATCTTTAGGGTAGAGTCTTCTTGTACTGTAGCAGGAGACTCTTCACTGCCTTGTTCTTCAAGCTGTTTTAAGCGTATCATATCCCCCTGCTGTCTCTTGGGTTTATGTGTAATGTCTTGAACAGGAAAATTTGCTACACCTGCAACAGTAGTATTATTATAATCTTTCATTTAATTTCCTCACTTTCTGACAAGCACAAGAGACTCAGAAATCGTCTTCTGAAGCTCGTCCGATACTTTAAGGGTCTCAATAGGGATAAAGTGAAAACCACTCTTCAGGCTTATTTCTGTGTCTGTCAAGAGGTCTACAGATAGAACAACATTAAACACAAGCACAAAGCTGTTAGAAGTCTCAACTGCCCCTACAGGATAACAAGTAGAATTACCTACAAGTCTGTATAAAGCTTTCTCATTATTCACGCTAAAAGCGGAGTCGAGTAAATTCTTCCCGCACAGTAGCCCTGAGTCATTAGCAATAGTCGGGTACAACCCTCCTGCAAGAACAAGCTCAGGAATATATGAAATAGACGCAAACTTCCCTTCGTGAACAAGCACAAGGTTGTCTTTATCTGTCCTTACATACACTGCGAATAAAACGCTTTTAAGGTTTTCAGGGTTCTTTTCCCACTCGTCTTTAGGTCTAACACAAAGGTTTTGAACTACCTCAGTGTATAACTCTTTACTGAAGCTTTTTACAGAGCTTCCACACTTACTAACTAAAACGCTCACTCTAATTCACCTCCGAAAATAACAAGAGGGAGCAACTACTATGAGCTACTCCCTCTCGTGATATATTATTCTTCTGCTTCGTACTCTTCTCCGCAATGTTCACAAATGAACATCTTGGTGTCCTCAGAGTAGTTAAGAACACGACCACAGCAAGCA